TCGCTGTGTTGCATCAAACACCAATCAAACCGGGTATGGAAACGCGCATTCAGCGCGCCCTTCCCAGTTTGCGCGATGTCGGGAGATCATTCTCCGCCTAACGGCATTGCGCCGCCCCTCAGATCGCTCTAACAGGCGTCATCGCTGGGTTTTCTGACCCACCTTTCACCAGCGATGAGGTGCCAGTTGTCTTTCACCTGCTGGCACCAACCGTGAGCCCTTGCAGGGGCCATGGGCAAAGTTATCTGCCACTGACTTTGCGAAGCCCAGGAACCACTGCGACGGTTCCTGGGCACCCCGAATTGCTCACACTGTGAGCCGAACAAGGAGAAGACAATGAGCAACCTCACCAAGGCACTGAAGAACTCCCTCAACGTGAATGTCACCCCGCAGACTGAGGTGATCCCCGGTCGCGACGCAGACATGCGTGAGAACAACGCTGGCGGTGTCAGCTTTGTTGTGAGCCCCTGGGATGCGCTGGACCGCTTTCTCATCCTGGGCACCGAGGGTGGCACCTACTACGCCAGCGAGCGCAAGCTCACCAAGGACAGCGCGCAGAACGCCCTGCGCCTGATCGCACAGGATGGCGTGCGTGTGGTCAACCGTGTGGTGGAGATCAGCGATGCTGGTCGTGCGCCCAAGAACGATCCCGCTCTGTTCGTGCTGGCCATGGCCAGTGCAGCGGATGACATCAACACGCGCCGCGCTGCACTGGCAGCTCTGCCCAAGGTGGCTCGTATCGGAACGCACCTGTTCCACTACGCTGCATTCGTGGAGCAGTTTCGTGGTTGGGGTCGCGCTCTGCGCAACGCGGTGGGCAACTGGTACCTCGACCAGCCGCTGGATCGTCTGGCCAACCAGGTGATCAAGTATCAGCAGCGTGATGGTTGGAGCAACCGCGACCTGCTGCGCCTGGCTCACCCCACCACTCAGGATCCCCAGCGGGATGCGGTGTTTCGTTGGGCCGTTGGTGGCATGGAGGGCGTGGCTAGCACGGAGCACAAGCGTGGTCTCAGCGGCAACGTGAAGGTCACCACTCGTGCTCAGGTGGGCTCCATCCTGCACCCGCAGATCCTGGCATTCGAGGCTGCCAAGACAGGCACGGCTCAGGAGGTCATCCAGCTGATCCGGGATCACAATCTGCCCCGCGAGGCAATCCGCACGGATCTTCTCACGGACCCTGCAGTGTGGGAGGCCCTGCTCGAGCGCATGCCGATGACGGCCATGATCCGCAACCTCGCTACGATGACTCGTTCGGGTCTCCTGACCCCCATGAGCGCAGCGGAGCGCAAGGTGCGGGATGCACTGGCCGACACTGACAGCCTGCGCAAGGCGCGCGTGCACCCCATCCAGGTGCTCTCCGCCCTGCTCACGTACAAGAGCGGCAAGAGCGCCCGCGGCAGCAGCACTTGGACTCCGGTCCGTGGTGTGGTGGATGCCCTGGATGCGGCGTTCTACACCAGCTTTGGCAACGTGACGCCCACCGGGCGCAACACGCTGCTGGCGCTGGACGTGAGCGGCTCGATGACTGGTGGTGAGATTGCTGGTGTGCCGGGTCTGAGCCCCCGGGTTGCTTCGGCGGCCATGGCGCTCATCACGGCCAACGTGGAGCCCAGCTATGAGATCATCGGATTCACCTCCGGCGGTTTCACAGCATCCGGCAACGCAAGCCGTTGGGGCGGTGGCTCCTCGGTGAAGGTGCTGGACATCAGCCCGCGCCAGCGGCTGGACAGCGTGTGCAACTACATGAACGGCCTGGGGTTCTCGGGCACCGATTGCAGCCTGCCCATCCTGTACGCCAAGGCGCAGAAGCTGCCCGTGGAGAACTTTGCCGTGTACACGGACAATGAGACCTACGCGGGCTCCATCCACCCCAGCCAGGCGCTTGCAGACTACCGCAAGAGCACGGGTCTCCGGGCCAAGCTGGCAGTGGTGGGCATGACTGCCACGGACTTCACCATTGCGGATCCCAAGGATGCCGGAATGATGGACGTGGTGGGCTTTGACACTGCGGCTCCGCAGATCATGAGCGACTTCTTCTCCAAGTAAGCACCAAACAGTGCCCCCATCCCGTGAGGGTTGGGGGCATTGTCATGACTGATATCCTTGTGCGGCTAAATAGTCTGAGCACGAGGAGGCAATCATGTTCAAGACGGCTACACCATTGTTTCGCGGTCTCATCTATGGCACCGCAGCCACTGCTCTCAGCATTGGCATCGTATATGCGGCGGGCTATCATGTCGCTGAGCAACATCAAACCGAGCCCACGCAGGTCACTGTGGAAATGCTCAGCGACTATTACTTGCCAGAGCTAGGCAACCCAGTTGTAAGTGCCAGCACAGGTGATCGCGCCAAACTACGCAACACAGATCCACATCGCTCCGTACTGGCTGAAAAGCCCCAGCCGCAAACTCCACCCAACCAGTAGGGATTAACTGCGCGTATTTGATCACCGCATAAATAATCTGAATAACACTCTAATTCAGAGGTGATCGGAAATGGCAGAGACCCTAACCAAGTTTGGCGTCCCGTTGGGTGGTGGCGCAGGCCGCGGCGGCATGCTTCAGCTCAAGTACAAGTACCGCTTTCGCGTGCGCGTCATCAACTTCGGCCCCATCGCTGGTGGTCTCGACCTAACTCAGCAGGTGCAGAGCATCGCTAAGCCAAAGGTTGGCCACGAAGAAGTGCAGGTTGACGCATACAACAGCCGGGCATGGTACGCCGGCAAGCACACCTGGGAGCCAGTTTCCCTTGTAGTGAAGGATGACGTAACCAACAGCGTGAGCAAGATGGTTGGTCACCAGATTCAGAAGCAGCTCAACCACTTTGAGCAGACCGGCTTCATGAGCGGCATCAACTACAAATTCACCATGCTGATCGAAACCATGGACGGTGGCAACGACACCGTGCTGGAGACTTGGACCCTCGAGGGTTGCTGGTTGCAGAACACGGACTACATGGACTTGGATTACGGCGACAGCCAGTTCCAGACAATCACCATGAACGTTCGCTTCGACAACGCAACGCTGGCCGATGGTCTGATGACTCAGCTACCAGAGAGCATCGCTGGCACCCGTCTATAAGGGGTAGCCAATGGCCGCATCGCGTACCACTGATCCTCTATCAGGTGCTCCTCTGGAGCTTCGCGATAGCCGGCTCGCTAGCAACACATTTCGCTTGGGCACCAATTCCTGGGATGGTGTGCCCAAGCCCAAGTTCCTCTTCTACGTGCGCTTCATGCGTTCGCAGAGCACGGGAGGAACAGGCTCCAGCTCAAGCACAGTGGACTGGAGCAAGGGCGTGGGCTTGGTGGTCAAAAATGTTGACCGACCCAAGGTGGCCTTCGACACGCAAACACTCAACCAGTACAACCGCAAGCGCGTGGTGCAGAGCAGGGTTGAGTACAATCCACTGAGCATCAAGTTTCACGACACTGTTGACAACAAAGTGTTCAACATGTTCGAGGAATACTTTCGCTTCTACTATGGAGACCCCCGAGCCACCAGCGATGTCAACTGGCAATGGGATCAGTACGCCCAGCAGTTGAAGACTCCGGGTTCGGGCAACTGGGGATTCAATCCACCCGCAGTGGATCCCAACTTCAGCTACTTTTTCAGCCGTGTGGAAATCTACCAGTTCTTCGGTGGCAAGTTCGCACGTTTTGACATCATCAATCCCAAAATTGTCAGCTTTGATCCGGATGAGCTGGATTATGCCAATGGCTCTGTCAGTCATGAAATCACCATGAACCTTGCTTTTGAGGGCATCGTGTATCAGGGCAACAACCAAGATCTGTCATCCAACAGTGATCTCCTGGAGGAGATGAAACTCAACGGCAGCGACTACTATCTGCCTGCGCAGAGTGGCACCAACGCAGGAGGCACCACTGCCACCAGCGCCACCTACACTCCCACGTCAGGCAGCACGTTTGACAATGGTGGAGCACTGGCCCTGGGTGGCACCAACAGTTTGCCCACGGGTGTGCTGAGTACCAGCTTGAGCAACACGGGCAATGTGGCAGCACCCGCCATTGCCGCTCCTCCGCTGATGAGCAACATCGGTGGCAATCTCTACTATGGAAATGCTGCCAGCACTGCTGCGCTGAATTCAGATGGCAGCCTGCAAAGGGTGCTCAACACGGGCATCATTGGCAGCACCAACTTCAGCAGTGATCCCATCAATGCCGCACAGCGGCTCGTGTGGGGACTTCTGTAATGGCACATTACAACAGCGGCACGTTTGTTCCCAAAAACCCCTCCAAATACATTGGCAACACTCCCATCACATATCGCAGTGCATGGGAGCTCACATTCATGAACGTGTGTGACACCCATCCCAATATTCTGCAGTGGGCCAGTGAAAGCCTGAAGATCCCCTACATCAGTCCTGTGGACAGCCGCTGGCACATGTATATCCCAGACTTTCTCATCATGTATGTGGACAAGGCTGGCACCAAGCATGGTGAGATTGTGGAGATCAAGCCCAGCAGCCAGAGCTTGGATGAGCGAGCCAAAAGCAAACGGGACAAGCTGGCACTGCTCATTAACAAGGCCAAGTGGAAAGCTGCCCACGAGTTCTGCCGCAAGCAGGGCCTCAAATTCAGAGTTATGACAGAGCTCCAACTGTATCGCCAGGCCAACGGCAAGTAAATATCTGGCAATGGAGAACCCTCATGAGCAAACAAATTGAAAGCATCCTAAATCTACCACGCCTGGAAGACGCTCTGCGTGAAGCCGGTGTGGACCCCACGGATGTGGTGGAAGATGATGAGGAACTTCCGGATGAAGATGCTCCGGTGGATTATGAGGATCCCAAGCTGGCCAAGATGGCCAACGCCCTGCAGAACACTCATGGGCTGGAACGCAACTTGAGTGATGCGGAAGGCACTGAAGAGCACACCAAAGAAATGGATGTGCTGTATGAGGCAGCCATGCGCAGCCACAAGGATATCCTGGATCTGGGATTCAATGTGGAGGCCAAGCAGGCTGCCGGCATGTTCCAGGCCAGCGCCAAGTTTCTGGAACTGGCCATGAAGGCCAGCACCAACAAAACGGATGCTCGCATGGCGCGGATCAAACTGGCCATGGAAAAGCAGAAGCTGGCGTATGAACTCAAGCAACATCAGGATGAGGGTGTGATCGAAGGCGAAGCACCTGTGGCGGGCCAACTGATGGATCGAAATGAACTCATGGCCAGCCGCCGCAAGCCAAAGTAGGCAACAATAAAGCCCCAGCTAAATACGTGATACCCGTATTTTGTTGCGAGGCCGTAGCATGAAGAACTTTTATCATTATCTGGCGGAGTCCAAAAAGGACTACACCTACCGCATTAAGATGATCTGCGACAGCGTGAGTGAGCTCACACTGGACAAGATCGAGCGCGCACTCGTAAAGTACGATGTGCAAGAGGTCACCCCTCCACGCAAAACCATTCTCCACAACGCACCACTGGACTTCAAGGAAGTTTCCAACGCTGAAGTGTGGATCATCGACATCAAGACGGGGCAGCCGGCCAGCAGCTTCTACATGATGCAGGAGATCGCCAACGCACTGGGGCTCAACCAAAAGTTCATTGTGGTGCGCGGTAGCAATGACCCCATTGAGCGTGAAGTGCAACGGTTGGAGGACTTGGAAGACATTGCTGCCACTGCGGCCAGCAAGGATCTCACACCTGCCAGCCTGTTGGAACTGCCCGGCTACGAGGAAACTCAGGATGACCAGCCCGGCAAGCCCCTGTATGGG